ATGTCAGAACCTTCATACCACCAACTTCTTAAGTCGACCTTCGAAAACACTCTTCTTCACCTTTACTTCAAAGTAAACGTTGCCAGTCACTTTGTTAAAGAAGAGCAACGAAACAAGATCATCATTGACTTCTTGAAGCCAAAAATCAAACAAGCTCGATATAGCATTATCAAGAAAAAGCTTAAAACGGTTTGTTTGATGAAGAATAAGTTTGGCTCAATCGAAAAACACTTAGAAAGCGTTTTATCTCAATATTCAGCGATAGAAAGTCAAAACGACGTTGATAAGCTTTATGCCTTGTTAGAACGCTTTGAGAAGAGCGGATTAGAAACAAAACTGATTGAAGAGACCCCTAAACAGGAAATGGACGTTGTTTATATCGACAGAGCACATATTGATAACTGCTTCGATAATGAAAACCGTCAGATTGCACCCATTTCGCTGTTTATACATACGAATGAATTAGACAGGTTCACTCAGTGTTTAGTCACCCAGCCTTATTTCACATTTGAGTTGTGCCAAACAAGTGAAGAGTTGAAGAACTATCACTATCAAGTTCACCCAATTCGCTAAGACAACCAAATCTAAAAAGCAGGGCACTTCCAACCCATATCAAGATGTGTTTGACGCGATTTAGCAAGTGGTACTACCACCCTTTTCCTTCTATCATCACAATCAAGGGAAATCTTTTGATCTTCGAGCAGTAAGCTGATCAGGTATAAACCTAACGCTGAATGATCTTGGCCATTTGTCTTCACCGCCACGGCTTCAACAATGAATTCAATTCCTGTCGACAGTGTCTCTGTATCTTTAAAAGACATAACTCCCCCCTCCTATGTTACTGTATAAATATACAGCAGCATGAGGTGTGTAAATCCATATTTGCGCGAATTGAGACATTAATCGCATAAAATGGGTTATGTCGACTCAAACTCATTATTGAATTTACCAAGAGAGCTTATTTTGACTCGATAGTTACTCATTATTATTCAACTCAAGGAAAAGCTGACTCAAGTACCGCCTTCTTTTTCCCTACTTCATACTCCACCCAGTATAACGTTATAGTGGCAGATATCTGATGAACAGCATAATTACCATGATGCTCTGGCCCATTTTGCCTACTTTCGGATAAAGCAGACTTGACCCATTCAAACAAATAGACGTAACGACTGACGGTCTGGCGACACAGGTCCGCATTACGTGCCACCAAACCAATCGTGAGCTCCTGATTTTTGCGTAACAGAATCTGACATGCGCGGATAATTCGACGAGTGGTCTTCGTCCGACGAAGGTTATGGGTTCTTCTGGCCGCTCTACGCTGCCTTTCCTGTAAACTTAATCCACTATCCAATCTCATCACACCTCGCTGGCAGTCTGACCGTGCACAATATTTATCCCAGGTCCAACGAGAAACGCTTTTCACCACCGCCAACACCTCACTGCACTTCAAAGGCGGCTTATCCGCAGTCTCGGTATTTTTGTAATGAGCGAAACTCTCTACACGGCGTTTAAAGTTCGTATAACTGCCCTTTTCTCTTTCTTCGTCGACGATGTCATACGCGTATCGACGAGTGTGTTCGAATAAAGTACAGTTTCGAGAATAAGAGACATCAATATCTTGACGAAGCCATGGCCGCGTTGTCTCCAACTCAAGAGAATCCGCTAACTCATTGAGTTCATAGACACTGCGGTGGAGTTCAGTTGTCTGCCACCAAGGATGAAAGGGCGTTTTGGCAACAGGTCCTGAATAACTTAAGTCCGCCTCAAGTCGTAAGGCTAAGGCGCGATAAATGGCTTTGAGGTACTGAATGGGTTTGGATCGGGCTTGATCGCTGGTGCAAACCGGCACAATGGCATAAAAAAGGTGGGCTTTATTACTGGTGCGGTTTCGAACGATTAGATTAGGGGGTGGCAAGCCTTCATCTTGCCAAATATAGGGGTTGGGGACAGAGCGATGGTCATGATCGATGTCAAACACCATCCACGCCTGCATCTCTTTACGATTAACCTGCATATACGGCCATCTGACCGCGTAGTTTCGAGGTCTGATAAGCATCGCGGTTTTATTGTCACTGCACCTCGACAAATAAGGCGCTTCCTCAAGTAGCCTACTCAAACACGAAATGGATGAAGACGCAGCGTATTCAGAATGAGCCGTCATCGCCTCCCCCTTAAAGAAAAAGCAAAGCAAGAGAGATTGTCTTGAGCGTTGAGCGTCGTTACTGAGTCAGTACTCTTAACTCTCTCTAATAAGGTTCGAGAGTCGGTTAAAGTCGCTCCTTTCAAGCTTTCGGAGTCGCCACGGGTGTCAATTTTTATTGCACCCCTTTTAGGATGACAACTGACTGCATCACACCACTCTTCTTTACTTTCTAAAACTAAATTGAAGACAGCTTCAAGACTGCTTTGAATGACCTTACCCTGTACGACCGCAAACACATGATGACTCATAAAGTAACCTCGGCTAAAAAACGCTCCCCTTCGGAGAAATCGATAACGCAACTCTGGAAGAGGAAAATGCGTCAAAGCCAAAGTTGTCTGATTCTTTGTATTCGCTTCTCAAGGCCGAATAAACGAATTCGCAGTCGCATTTGTTCAAACACATGATTCGAACGCCTTAATTGGGTCATTAACCTCGCCTGCTCAACCCATAAGGAAGAAAGTTGACGATCGCATAACTCGCGTCGAATGATCCTGATATACCTAAGGCCTCTACGCTTATCTTCCTCCGTCAATCCATGACCAGACGTTTCAGGACATGACTTAGGGCACGGAGTAACAGACATCACTCCTCCGAATTGATCTGTGAAGCAGATAAACCATTAGTGGCCGCCTCATCCTCTATGGCTTTATACAGACAACCACCTTGATTCAGTTTTTCTAGGCTCCTGATGAGTTTTACCTGAACGCTAATACTGGCGTGTACGTTATGAATAATCTTATGTTTTTGAGTCCGAGTAAGACGATGCTCTCCTGCATAATCCAACGCCATTCGAGACAATTCACCCGAATGGACCGAGTTCTCTAATACGCTTTGGACAAAGGTGTCATCCGTGCTCTCAGATGTTATATGAGCGGTGACCACGCCCAACCCAAGAAGCAAGCTGTTTACGATGGTGTGATTACCGCTTACTTTTGCGAGAGTAAGCGCGTCTACACAACTCAGAACATGAGGCTGAGCAGGATTGAGCTTATTGCGTAGAATAGTCGGGGTCATCCCTATTCCAGCAGCCAAGCTACTTATATTCTCTGAGGTTGCAAAGACACAGCACGCTTCATCAAAGGCTAATTGCTTTGTGCGATAAAATTCGCTTATCAAGTCAATGTCATTCATAACAAATACTCAATTGAAGAAAAGTGGAACAAAAACGAAGCCCAACCGGGCAACGCTCTTTGGTCGAAATAAGGGAAGATAAACGCATGGGCGACTAACCCATTCTCTCCATCGTTTCACGAGTTGCCATTTCGTGTAGTGCGATCATATTGATTAATGGTGTTTCTTTAGCTTTTGCTTTCTTTTTAATAGGTAAGCGACCATCTTTAACCCAATCTATGATGGTGCGCTTTGGCATACCAGAGAATTGAGAGTATTGGTCGTACGTCATGAAAGGCGTATTTAGGACTACTTGATATGAGAGCATAGTGATATCCTGTTATGTTATTGAGTGTTTCATTTTGGACAATAGTGTCGCACCCCGCACTGTCCAGTCATCATTTGAGTGAAAATATAACCTTCCTATGAGTGAATTACAAGAGAAAATACCACCTTTTGAATACATTGGCGGCCGAGAAGTTACAGAAAGGATGAAGGAAGTCACGAAAACGAGAGACTTCAAGTCCCTTGGAGACGTACTTGGCATTTCAAAAGGGACGATATCTACGTGGCACCAGCGAGAATTAACTCCCTTCGAAGTGATTTTGAGACTTCATTTGAAGACTGGTGCATCAATCAAATATCTGGCTTTAGGAGAAGGCGAAGCTTTCCCTGATCAAGTAGTCCAAGAGCATACGTCTAAAAAAAATGAAGCTAAGACACTTTTTGATGTCGATTACTTCACTCTGACGAATGGAAAGCTTGTGGGAAATGAAACGCTAGTTTTTGATAAGAGCTACTTAAACAAACTGGGGGTTCTGAATATAATGGGCATCGAGCACGATGGGACTACATTCATTGTCGATAAAGAAGTTCACCAGGCAGTAAGCGGCACTTACCTAGTGGATATGGACGGCCTACTCTCACTAAACGATATTCAGCGTTTACCAGGTAAGAAACTAGCGATCAGCTTTAATGGCTCGACTCTAACAGTCGAAGAAGATGAAGTAAGGGTTGTGGGTAGAGTTGCGTTGGTTATGAACCAATACATATAAATAGAAAATAAATATGACTAAACAAATTAATAGCATTTCAGTTGAAAACTATAAAGCATTTCGCAACAAGCATACTATTCAACTAAAAAATCTAACGTTACTTTTTGGCTATAACAACACAGGTAAAAGCGCGCTAATTAGATTATTTCCTCTTTTAAAAGATAGTTTCAGTAAAAACCAGAGCAAATTCTACACACCTAGCTACCTTGACTATTCGAGCCCAGCTATTCGAGGAGCACTCTTCGAACAACTGAACACAGCAAACGAAAGGAAATTGGGGCTTGCTTTAGAGTGGGATGAAAATAATTCGATCGATTTCTCGCTTCAGCAAACAGGGCTAGAGCCCGAGGTAATGAACAGTCTTAAGATTAAAGCTGACGGGCAAACGAAAGATTATCAGCCATCTATAGATGATATGATGAAATTAGAATGTAAGTCTGACCCTGCTGACGTTATTTCATTCCACAACTTTAAACTTCCGGATAATAATAGCTACAATCAGCTGATTAAAAATTTCTCAAATTCAGTGCACTGGGTATCTTCTACACGAGTTCATCCTCCTCGGAAGTTTGAAATTGGCATTGGTGTTCCTTTAGAAATTCAGCCTAACGGTGAAGGAGTTGGGCCGATGCTATGGTACCTCGCAGAGAATAAGTCCCCATCAATAGAAGACATAAACGCTTGGCTCCTCAAAACCTGTAATAGAAAACTAGATTTTACAGACGATTTTGGCTCAATAAGTGGAAAAAAATTCGTTTCTTTAGAGACAGTTGACGCAATTCCACCAAATGCTGAAGACAGTTCGGATTTACAAGATGAGACTTCTGTTGAACGTAAAATACGAACTCCCATTCTAGACTCGGGAGAAGGCATAGCTCAGGCACTTCCAGTTGCTGTACTGTGTGCAATGGCTTCTAATGGTGAATTAGGGGATACCCCGGTTATTGCTGTAGAGCAGCCAGAACTACACCTACACCCTCAAGCAACAGTAGAGTTAGCAAACTTTTTAATCCGTTGTATAACAAAGAACCCAAATGTTCGTTTTATATTAGAAACGCACTCTGAAAGCTTTCTAAGAGCTCTACAGATAGCTATTGTAAATGGGGCTTTAAATTCTCAAAAGTTTTCATGTTATTGGGTGTCTAAAGAAAGGACTGGTTCAAAAACAAACACGGTCAACTTTGATAACGATGGTTTCATTACAAGCTCTTGGCCACAAGGTGTATTTAGAGAAACAATAAACCAAGCAAAAGAGCTAGTTACTTTACGAAGAAGTAAAGGAGAGTCATGAAGTTCATTTTAGACAAAGCGTTATTTACAACGCAGAATAAGGTTAATTTACAATCTCTTTTATACAATGCCCTCAGAAATAGAGCTTATATCGAGTTTGATATTGATGATGAAGACATACTCGCTTGGATTTCAGTTAATGACTTAGAGCAGTGGACCATTGCCCATGACACCTTTATTAGCGACGAGGCAAATTACCAATTAAACAACTATGTTTATGTTCGTGATGGTCTAATAAGTAGTGATTGGAACAGCGCTATCCCTAACATCACTTTGGATGACGCTTGCGACCTTATTACATGCCCGTTACAAATCTGGGTTGAAAATAGTCGTAATGATGGTGATTTTTTTCGATTATTCTTATCTCCGACGTCTCGCCAACACTTAGATACGTTAATTGAGCTAGGAAGAGTTAAGTTTGAGTCAAAAGGTGGGATTGGAGAAATGAAAGCCGTATTGACTCAAAACCCTACTGAGTTAGGTTTTAAAAACAAAAGGTTTATCGTTTACGATAGTGACGCACCTGTACCAAACGCACTACAACCAGATGCAATTGTGATAAAGAACACATGTAATGCCCACGGGATCAAGCACCATGCTTGGTCCCGTAGATCAATTGAAAATTACCTTCCGGTTCAATACTTGATCGATCAAATCCACATTAACGTTCGACCAACTAGTTCGGACGTAAAAAAATACAATGCTTTCCTCTCTATGAGCACTGATCAGCAACACCATTTTCATATGAAAAAAGGTATGTATGACAGTACTTGCTTTGACTCTCCTCTCTTTCAAAGTAACCAAGTTTACCAAACTTTAAACATAGAAGATTTGTGGGAAGGCTTCTCTGGTAGATTTGCTAACAAATTTTTACAGAAAATTAATCATTCGGATGCAACCGATATCAGATCATTAATGCAGGCTAACGACAGCAATAATGAATTGTCATCTGTTGAACAAGCACTTTTTCAATATATTAGGGTACCAGTATGAGCCTATCTTATAACTCAGAGCCTAGAGTGGTATTTATTACTCAATTACTTAATCAGTTAAGTGATGGAAGTATTAGAATCCCAAGGTTCCAGCGAGAGCTTGTTTGGGACTGGGAGCAACAGCGCGATCTCTTATGTAGTATTTATGAAGGGTTGCCTATTGGTGCTATTCTAATGTGGCATACAAGTTTAAATGATATAAAATCTTACTCTTCAATTGGACCTTTTAAACTAGAGCCGAAAGATGACAACGCTTATAACATATATTTGATGGATGGGTTGCAAAGGCTAAGCACGCTTTACTGTACTTTACTTTATCCTATCGATACAGCCCAACATCAGGAAGACGCTAAAGATGTTGAGGTACTCTGTGATTTGAACTCTTCTGACATAGATAGCCTATTTGTACAAAGAAAAACTATCGAAAAGCTAAAAATTGACACAAGTCAAGGCAATTACATGCCTTTAAATTGTGCGTTAGATACTCGATCACTTATAAGGTTTCAAAGAAATATACCAGTAGAGCATGAAGACTGGATAGACAAATCAGAGTACATTGCTTCAGCGTTCAAGGGATACAAGGTTCCAGTCGTACCTTTAGAGTCAAACCAGCAAGAAATAGTTACTAAGAGCTTCGAACGAATTAATACCAGAGGGACTGTAATGTCCGAAACTCATATGCTTAATGCTTTGAGCTACTCTAATAATTTTGACTTACTACAGCAAATCGAAAAGCTTCGAGATGATTACTTAAGTGACTTTAAGTTCTGGTGCGACATTGACACTGATTATATTCTTTCTGTTATCAAACTTTATGTTGGGTTTGATATTTATAACAAAAACACAGAGAAATTAGCTAAAATAATTAATGTTGACAAATTGAAAGAGGTATTTATTGGACTGTCTAATCTAGTTATTTTTTCCAAAAATGAACTAGGCATTACAGATCCTTCTCAATTTCCGTATAAGATACAGCTTTTTGCTCTTGCATACGCATTGAACTCAAACAGTAATTTAAGTAAAGAGCAACTCAAGTCTTGGTATACTATTACAACATATACCGGAGCGTTTGGTGCGACGGCAAGAAACTCTTCAAATGCGGTTGAGGATCTAAAGCTCTATATGGAAACTGGTATCTTCTCTTGGAGTTTAAACTTTAAACCAGCTGTTGGAGTTTGGTCGACAAACTCACATTTCAGGACTGCTAGAGTTAAAGCATGGGCTCTTGCGTTAGGAAAACGTATTGATTTACATAACAACACCACCATCTCAACTCAGACAGCTTTGTTATCCAATAAAGGTAAATCTATTCAAACACCTCAAGAAATAGTTAAAGCAAAATCTTTGACAAAGTCCTTGAAATCAAGAGCTGGATTTTACTTTATTAATACAGGTAATCTAAAGAAAAAGTTCTCGCTAATAGATATCCCTATGTCAGAAAGAGAAATGCATTTTCTCCCTAATTATTTATTTGAATTCCTTCATGAAGATAGGTTTGAGGAGTTTTGTGAAGAAAGAGAGCGCCTTATATACAACTGGGAAATAGAAAACATAGTCAAACCAGCAGCCCAATCCCTTAAATTTAATGCAATTTCATACGAATAAAGAAAGCCCACATATGTGGGCTTTTTTATTTATTAAAATTATAAATAGGATTGATTACATTATTAGCCAAATACTCAATTACAGGAACACACACCGCGTCTCCCATAGCGAAGTATGCTTTATTACTGTTATCTGGCAAAATAAAACTATCTCTTACTCCTTGAAGTCTGGCATATTCTCTTGGACTCAAAAGTCTTACGTTCCAATTTCCGTTACTTGCCTCTATCAGAATTTGCTTACTTGACCCTCCTCTAGGAGTACGAAGACAACCAGCAAAGCCATCAACTCTTAACTCTGCCATTGATTTCCCATTCCTCATACGTCGAAAAACAGTAGCGTATGAGTTACTCGTACTCAAACAAAGATTAGCCAATAAGTTTCTATGCTTTGTATTCATTTGATTATAAAGATACTCTTTTCTATCCTTCGACCACCATAAGTTAGAATTAGAATCAATAGAAGTATCAACAATATCATTGAGGTAAATATTAGATGGTACAGGAGGATCAATATCAAACTCAGTCCACTTTAACTCTTTATTTTTAATAAAAATATCTTTTATACGTTTTGGGCGAACCTTCGAGTTCTTTGATAATTTTTCATTCCAAACTTGAACTCTATCACTCGTAGTCATAAAATTATTAGCTAATGTACTTTCGACTGCAATTAAAAAAATTCTAGGTCGACTTTGAGCCGAAAAATCTATAGCATCCAAATCCACAATATCAACGTGATAACCTAGGTCATTAAAAAGCTTGACGGTAGTCAAGATATCTTGACCTTTATGTGATGATAAAAAGCCTCTAACATTTTCTAATAAAACTACTGATGGATGATTTCCCTGCTCTCGTTTCAATCTAATTATTTCTATAACAGCATTTAATGTTCCAGATGCTTCCCCAGCTAAACCAGCTTGAGAGCCTGCAACAGTCAAATCTGTACATGGAAATGAAGCTGTATAAAGAAATGCATTTGGAATATCATCTGGGCTTTTTGCTAAATCCCATACGTCACCCAACTTGAAGTCAACGTCACCATAGTTCTTTATATATGTTTCTTGCTTGTCTTCTGAAATATCATTGGCTAATAGGCAAGTCCAACCACATGAAGATAGCCCTTCTCGTACCAACCCTACACCAGCAAAAAACTCTACAAAACCTTTCATTACATACCTTACAGCTATTTACTTACCTTCAAATGAGGAAATGAAAGAAAGCTACTTGAATCGGAGATTATATAGATATTAGTACTACATCACTACTAGCTAGGTGAAAGTTTGTTTCAATTAAATCAAACAAACAAAACAGTTCAATTACTATACATAAAACCCAATGAGTACCCTCTCAAAACAACCCAAACACGTTGTTTTTCCCATCTTCTTCAAGGCCTTTAATCTGATGGTGTCTTGGTTCTCCACCAAACAATAAAATATACAACTTCCGGTCTTGATACGTCCCCACTACATAGTCGTTTTTCTGTATCACGTACTCGATAGTTTCAGCTTCCTCATCGGTGCACAGATACTTAATATCGACCAGTTTCACCCACTTCAAGCCGATCACGTTTTCGGCTTCTATAAACCCACCAAATGGCGCCGTAAAACGGTTACCAAGCTTCAAAAGCGCATCAATCACTCCTTGGTTCTTCTTACTAACCCCAATTGGACCATCACTGTTGATCTTGAAATGACTGTAACCAGCAGTCACATGAATTGATTGATACATAGCAAAAACCTATTAACTTTCTTAGCACTTTGAGAAAGGTGTCTAACCTGTGCCTTTTGTCCGATATAAAACATTGTTCTACGTTTTAGCTCGGATTATACTGTTTTTACATACAGTTATTTTAGGCTTTATTATGACTATCCGCAATTTAAAAGATGCCTCAACCAAACCTTGGATCTGCGAGTGTTACCCAAACGGGCGAACGGGTAAGCGCGTTCGAAAGAAGTTTGCGACTAAAGGCGAAGCCAAGGCCTTTGAGCTTCACACGATGAAAGAGATTGACGATAAGCCCTGGATGGGAGACAAGCCGGATCATCGCAGGCTTTCTCAACTTATTGAGCTTTGGTACTCACACTATGGTGTAACCCTTACCAAAGGTAATGTCATTCATAGTAAGTTTCTAAGAATGGCTAACGCGATGGGTAACCCTGTAGCGACCGTTTTCGTTGCAAAAACATACTCTGAATTCAGAAGTAACCGAATGAGTGGACAAATTAGCTTTGTTGATGCGCGCTGGCAAAAAGGGGCGCCTAGTATCGCAACGCTAAATTCAGAACTCGCTCGATTTAAAGCAATGTTCAGCAAGTTAAAAGAACTTGGGGAGTGGAAAGGACCGAACCCTTTAGAAGAAGTGAAGCCATTTAAAGATCACGAACGTACCATGTCTTTTCTTCATAAAGAGCACATTACTTTGTTACTTGAGCATGTGTCTAAACACAGCCGGACAGATATGCAGAAAATAGTGAAGCTATGTCTCGCCACTGGGGCTCGCTGGAATGAAGCCGCTCAGCTGAAAGGCTCTCAGTTAAGCAAATATAAAGTTACCTTCACCAACACCAAGACTAAGAAGAATCGCTCTGTACCCATCTCTGAAGAGCTTTACAACGAGATATACAAACCAACCTCAGGGAAGCTCTTTGAAGAATGCTACACACCTTTCTGCTACATATTAAAGAATAAACTGGGCATCACCCTACCCTCAGGGCAAGCCTCCCACGTTTTGCGTCATTCGTTCGCAAGTCACTTTATGATGAATGGCGGCAATATTTTAGTGCTAAGGGACATTCTAGGCCACGCAGATATCAGCATGACAATGCGCTATGCCCACTTCGCACCTGATCATCTATCTGAAGCAATTATCCATAACCCTCTTTCTAACCTGTAACCTGTCGCCACAAAATTTTTTGCTCGGTTGTCGCCACTTTGTCGCCACTTGCCAAATTTCAGGTAAAAAAAGAGCCACTCTAAAGTGGCTCAATTCTTAAAATTTTAAACAAGTGTTTTAAACGTTACTCTTTACCGAATACGTTGTTTTCTTGCTCTTGTACACGGATGAAAGTCGTACGCTTAGTTAGCTCTTTAAGCTTTGCTGCGCCTACGTATGTACAAGTTGAACGTACACCACCAAGGATGTCAGAAATTGTGTAATGAACAGAACCACGGTATGGAAGTAAAACAGTTTTACCTTCCGCAGCACGATACTTAGCAACACCACCTGAGTGCTTGTCCATAGCCGACTGTGAAGACATGCCATAAAATTTCATGTATTGCTTACCGTCTTGCTCTACTACTTCGCCGCCTGACTCAGAGTGACCAGCTAGCATGCCGCCTAGCATTACGAAATCAGCACCGCCGCCGAACGCTTTAGATACGTCACCCGCACATGAACAGCCACCGTCACCGATGATCATGCCGCCAAGGCCGTGTGCCGCGTCGCCACACTCGATGATTGCAGAAAGTTGAGGGTAACCTACGCCTGTTTTAACACGAGTAGTACAAACAGAACCAGGGCCGATACCAACCTTAACGATGTCTGCGCCCGCTAGGATTAGCTCTTCAACCATGTCACCCGTTACAACGTTACCCGCAGAGATAACTTTAGTCGGGAATTCAGCACGTACTTTCTGTACGAACTCAACAAGGTGCTCTGAGTAGCCGTTAGCGATATCAATACAGATAAATACAAACTCTTCGCTAAGAGCCATGATCTTCTTAACTTTCTCGAACTCAGCTTCAGATGTACCTGTTGATACAAAAACGTTGTTCAGAGTTTTCTTGTCTGCTGTTTTAGCAAACTCAGCCCACTGCTCTACTGTGTAGTGCTTGTGTACTGCAGTCATAACACCGTGCTCTGCTAGAGCAGCTGCCATTTCAAAGCTTGCTACCGAATCCATGTTAGCTGCAATTACTGGAGTACCAGACCATTGACGACCGCTATGCTTGAATGTAAAATCGCGGGTTAATTCAACTTGAGAACGGCTTTTAAGGGTAGAACGCTTCGGACGGAAGAGTACATCTTTGAAACCTAACTTAAGTTCTTGTTCGATACGCAT